GAAGCAACTGACGAAGAAGTTGATGAAACTACAGATGAAGAAGTAGATGAAGCAACTGACGAAGAAGTTGATGAAGCTTCAGATGACGAAGATCTTGACGAAACTACCGACGAAGAAGTTGAAGAAAACTTCGGAGAATTCACACCAGAAGCAGACCCAATGGGCGGCGACAAAGCAGATGACTTTATCGATGACATTGAAGCTAATGGCGATGAAATGGATATGGGCGACGAAATGGACGATGCAGATGTTGAAGATCGTGTAGTTGACCTAGAAGATGCACTTGATGACCTTAAAGCAGAATTTGAAAAAATGATGAGCGGTGAAGACGACAGCGAAGAAGCTGGCGACGACGAAGCTGACATGGATATGGATGATGAAGAAGGTGATGAAGATGAGCAGGAAGAGTCTTATGAAACTTCCGAACTTAGCGATGAAGTACCGGCTTATGAAGGTACAAAGACTGAAGGCGAACAAATGCGTGAGTACGTAGAAAAAGTATCAGCACCAACAGGTGAAGATAACAAAGCTACATCACCAGTTGCAAGCAAAAATGACATGGGTGGCACAACTGCTAATATCGCAAAAGGCGGTACAGGTAGTGAAGCAGGCTCAGCAATGTCAGCTAAAGAAGATAATGCAGGGAACGTAAACGTACCAGGCGGAAAAGCTTCTAAGTCAATGTCAAACGCTAAAGCACCTGCTACAGGTGAAAAGGCCGCTAACACTAAAAGTGTTGTTGGCAAGTAATAAGGAACTCAGATGAATAAGATGTTTAATTTAACTGAAACACTATCATTCGACCAGGCAAAGATGGTCGTCGAGACTACTGAAAATGATGCAGGTGGAAAAGACTTGTATCTCAAGGGTATTTGCATTCAGGGAGGTGTTCGTAACGCCAACCAACGTGTTTATCCTGTAAGTGAGATTAGTAGAGCTGTCAACACGCTCAACGATCAAATCAAAGGTGGATATAGTGTACTAGGTGAAGTTGATCATCCTGAAGGCCTTAATATTAACCTTGACCGTGTAAGTCATATGATTACAGAAATGTGGATGGATGGCCCAAATGGTTATGGTAAGTTGAAAGTAATTCCAACTCCGATGGGACAGCTAGTTAAAACAATGCTTGAGAGCAACGTTAAACTAGGTGTTTCATCTAGGGGTTCAGGAAATGTGAAAGACGATGGAAGTGGCGAGGTCAGCGAATTTGAAATTATTACAGTTGACGCCGTTGCCCAACCAAGTGCTCCTGGAGCGTACCCAACTCCAATTTACGAACACTTAATGAATACTCGTGGTGGGTATAAGGCAATCAATATGGCTCAAGAATTACAGGGCGATGCAAAGGCACAGAAATACCTAAAGGAATCGTTGGTGAATATTATCAGCGGTCTCCGCTAACAAGGAGAAAAGAATGTTAGATGCACTGAAGACACTCTTTGAAAACAATGTTGTTTCAGAAGAAATCAGAGCAGAAATCGAAGGAGCTTGGGAGCAGAAGATTCAAGAGAATCGTATGCAAGCTACTGCTGAACTTCGCGAAGAGTTCGCTCAGAAATATGAGCATGACAAAGCATCAATGGTGGAAGCTATTGATACAATGTTAGAAGAAAAACTCGGCGAAGAGATTACTGAATTCGCAGATGACCGTCAAAAACTAGCTGAAGCAAGAGCAAAATATGCAGTAGCAATGCGTGAAAACGCAGGACTAATGCAAAAATTTGTGACGCAACAGTTGGGCAAAGAAATTGGCGAGCTACACGAAGATCAGAAAGCTATGGCAAGTAAATTTTCCAAACTTGAGAATTTTGTTATTGATGGATTATCAAAAGAAATTGCAGAGTTTTACGAAGATAAGAAAGATTTAGCTGAAACCAAGGTAAAACTTGTACGTGAAGCTAAAACACATCTAGCTAAAGTTAAAACTAAGTTTATCACAGACGCAACAAAGATTGTTGCAGAGACAGTTGAGAAAGGTCTTAACAAAGAAATGACTCAACTTAAAGAGGACATTGATACAGCACGTAAGAATGATTTTGGACGTAAGATTTTTGAATCTTTTGCATCAGAATATACTAACAGCTATCTTAATGAAAAATCTGAATCTGCAAAACTACTTAAAGTAGTTGGGTTGAAAGATAAACAATTAGCTGAAGCTAAAAAGATCGCAGGACAGGCAGTAAGTCTAGTTGAAAGCAAAAATGCTGAAATTAAACAAGCTACTAACAGCGCGGTACGTAAGGAAACTATGAATGAATTACTTTCACCTTTAAACGAAGGTCAAAGAGATATCATGGCGGACTTGCTGGAATCTGTACAAACCGATAGACTACAAAAGTCGTTCGATAAGTACATGCCTAGCGTAATTGCAGGAAGCACTCCAGCGAAGAAGACCAAGGCAACAACACTTACTGAAGGCACACAAATCACAGGCAATAAACAAACAAATGACATAGATGCAAGCCCATTAGCTACGGATAACGTAGTTGATATTAGACGCCTTGCAGGATTGAAATAAGGAGAATGAAATGTCAGAACTATTAGAAAGTCGCTGGCAGGATACAAAGACTGCACTTCTTGAAGGCCTAACAGGCAATAAGAAAGCCGTAATGGGCGTGACTCTTGAGAATACCAAAAGGTATTTAGCAGAGACAGCTACAGCGGGTGCATCTTCAGCAGGTAATGTTGCAACTCTTAACAGAGTTATCCTACCAGTAATCAGACGTGTTATGCCGACTGTTATTGCCAACGAATTAGTTGGTGTACAGCCTATGACAGGTCCCGTGGGTCAGATCCACACATTAAGAGTTCGTTATGCGGATACATTAGATGATGTAGTTGCAGGCGAAGAAGCACTATCACCGTTCAAAATTGGTGTTGGCTACAGTGGCGGCGGTTCTACCGACAAAGCAGATGCAACAGCAACACTTGAAGGTGCGGCAGGCAAGCGTTTGTCAATTCAAATCTTGAAGCAGACAGTGGAAGCGAAGACACGTAAGTTAAGTGCTCGTTGGACATTTGAAGCGGCTCAAGATGCACAAGCACAGCAAGGCATCGACATCGAAGCTGAAATCATGGCGGCATTAGCACAAGAAATTACTGCTGAAATCGACCAAGAAATCTTAGCTTCTTTACGTAGTTTAGCTGGCTCTGCAGAATCAGACGTGCAATTCGACCAAGCTGGCGTAAGTGGCACTGCTACTTTTGTTGGTGATGAGCATGCGGCATTAGCTGTTATGATCAACAGAGTTGCTAACAAGATTGCGGCACGTACACGTCGCGGTGCAGGTAACTATGCAGTGGTTTCACCATTTGCATTAACTATCCTACAGTCTGCAACAACAAGTGCATTTGCACGTACAACTGAAGGTACTTTTGAAGCTCCAACTAACACTAAAATGGTTGGTACTTTAAACGGTGCAATGAAAGTATACGTTGACGCATATGCTTCAGACGCAACTGACGTACTAGTTGGATTTAAAGGATCAAGCGAATCAGACGCACCAGCGTTCTACGCTCCTTATATTCCACTAATGTCAAGTGGTGTTGTATTGGATCCAGGCACATTTGAGCCTGTTGTATCGTTCATGACACGTTACGGCTACGTTGAATTATCAAACGTTGCTAGTTCACTTGGTAACGCGGCTGACTACCTTGGAAGAGTAAGTATTTCCAACGTAACATTCAGCTAAGTTGTTTCTTAGTAGATAGAAATTAAAATAGGCCCTTTAGGGGGCCTATTTTTTTGACTTGAGTTCCACTTTGATAAATACATTGTCATAGAGAGAACCTCAATGATGAGGACTTATGCTGTACCCACAGCGTAGACCTAGAACGTCTTACATAAGGAGAAAACAAATGGGAAGACCAATTAATAAAAAGCACATCGGTGATGGAGCAGGTAAAATTCAAGTAACAGCAGTTAAATTTGCGGCTGGCGGGGAAATTACTACTGAGTCACATATTGTGTCACAAAGATCAACAAACAAATTTATTGTAACTGATGGATCTAAAACAGAAACTGTTACACTAGTTAACAAATCAATTGGCGGATTAGGCGCTGGTGAATTCTGCATTAACGTAACTGACAGTGACGGTGTTACTAAGCAAGTTACTAAACTAATGAACAGAAAAATGCAACTTGAAGGTGCATCTAATCACAAGTGGGCAAGAACAGCTACAGGTACTTCGGCCGCAGTTGAAAAAGTTATTTCAGGTGCTACGGCGGCAGATCCAGTTGTTATTACAGCAACAGGACACGGCTTCAGCAACGGAGATAAAGTATCTATCCGCGGTGTAGTTGGAATGGTAGAGCTTAACATTGAAACTGCATACACAGTAGCAAACAAAGCAACTAACACATTTGAATTATCAGGCGTAGACGGTAGTGGATTTACTACATACGGTAGTGTTGGTGTCGCAACTAAAGCGGCTACTGAAACTGGTGGTGTTGTAGTTGACGCACAAGCATCTTAATTTAAGATAAGAATGTTGTGGGGGCAAGTTCCCCACAACAGTTTAAGGAAATTATAAATGTCAAAGATTTTAAATGTTAATACAGGAAACTATGTAGCTAGAGTAGCAAGCGGTAATACAATTACACTTGACACTGGAGCACAAGCTGGCACGGTTGTTATAACCGGCGATCTACAGATAAACGGAGAAACTACTACAGTTAGCTCCCAACAGTTAGATCTAGTTGATAATATTATTACATTAAATAAAAATGAATCCGGCGCAGGCGTTACCTTAAATCAAGCAGGAATTCAAATTGATAGAGGAAGTCTTACAGATGCATTACTTGTATTTGATGAAGATATTTCTTTTAACGATCCTATTACGCAGACTGTTAAACCAGGTACGTTTGTTTTAAAAACAGCAGACAATGCTATTATTGGATTACGTACAAACGCCATTACAACAGCAGGCGGCGACTTATTTTTAATTAACTCAGGAACGGGTGTAATTAGCGTAAGTGGTACAGCTGACTATGAAAATCAAGTAACAGACGACGATGACATTCCAAATAAAAAGTATGTAGACGACACAGTTACAACTGGTATTCAAACAATTACTATTCAAAGTATTCAACGTGGAGATTCTGCACTTAACTTGTATGATTCGGGATTAGATGCGGGCGTTAGTGCGTTTAGAGTGTCAATTGACGGAACTGAAGTTGCGTTATTTAAACGCGGAAGCACTGAAATAGAAGACATTGTATTTGAAAATAACACAATATCCACAGTAACTAGTGCAACAGACTTAACACTGAGTAGTTCGGGAACTTCATTTGTTGTTATCGATGGTGTTTTAAAAATGCCAATCCAGAGTGACGCTACATCGTTTACTCCAGGAGATAATATAGTAGTATACGGAAAAGATCCAGGCTTTGGTAACTCCGGAGTATATTATACAAATAAGAACAACTACGAAGACGAGTTAATAAGTACTAACAGATCACTAATGTTTAGTATGTTATTTTAAGGAAAGAGAAATATGGCTATTATAAACGGACAAATATCGATTGCAGACAAAACACTACTAACGGTGCCTGCATCCAAGCGATATGCAATTACAACTATTTTAGTATGTAATACGCAACCAGAAGACACAGGCGGAACTAACGATACGCAATTAGATTTGCACGTAGTACCATCTGGACAAACAAAAGGTAATTCAGATCCAAACGCAAACCAAATTTTAAACAATCTTAAAATTGCAGGCGGTGACACTTTTACCTTTGACACAGAAAAACTTGTACTAGAAGCAGGCGACAAAATTATAACAGCAAGCCAATCACCTGCAAACTTAGTTGCAACAATTAGTTATTTGGAAGTATAAATGAGATTTATTAAAGCACAAACTACATCGAGGGGAATTAACTCCGACACTAAGGGTATTAACGTTGATACACTTGGATTAGTTAGTGTTAATACAAACAAGGCTGTTATTGTTCCTAAAGGAACACAGAATCAAAGACCTGCTACAGGTGTTGAGGGCATGCTACGTTATAATTCCGATACTAGTGACTTTGAAGTTTATCAGAATAGTGCATGGAAACCAATTAGATTTAGAGAACCAACTGTTATTGTACAACAGAATTTAGGTAACGGCGACGGATCTGAAACTAAGTTTGGTCCACTTAACTCTGGTGATTCGTATTATCCTGTACCTGTTTCACAAAACAATATATTAGTTACAATCGAAAACGTATTTCAACTAGCAACTACTAACTATGTGTTAGAACAAAATCCTACAGGTTATGCTACTGGTTGGTACATTGTGTTTGGTTCAGCAGTTCCTACAGGAAAACCAGTACAAGTACTACATAACTTCGACAAGTAATTCCTATAAATAGTATTAATATTAGAGAGGGATTCACATGGCACAAGTCGCCCGCATTGGTGGACAGTTATTACAAGACAATTTACAAAGAGAACTTGCAGACCTTGCGTTTGACACAGACCTCTTAGTTGTAAAAAGAGATAACACTCTTGGTATTAACACAACTACTACTCCTAGAAATTTAACAATCGCAGGTACGTTACGTACAGCATCAGGTAATAGTGATCCTGATATTGTCTTTGGCAATAGTTTTAAAGTTGGTGATATTACACTAGCAACTACTGGTATAAGTCAAGCAAGTGGCGATGTAACTATAAAATCTACACATGCTGAAGGGTATATTACTACTACCGGAATTGGCAGTAATAATTTTGCAATTAAAGGCGACGGCATTATAGCATTGCAAACTAACGGCGGCATTGGCCTGCGATCAGAAGTGCTCGACGGACAAACTGTAGCCTGGGAATTAAACAGCAACTACGGTAATTACTGGAGCCCAGGACCAATAACTAGCGCAAGTAGTACTCCTAATGACATGAATAGGTTGTATGATTACGCATTATCATTATCACAATCAGGCAACTGGAACGCAGAAGAGCTTGCGGCATTAGACTTTGACGGTGACGGTGATATACAAGCAGATGACGTTCTTAAACTAGGAACAATGAATACAGCATTTGTTGGTGGAGTTGCATACCCTGCATCTTCAACATTAGCAGACCATGCAAACACAACAGCATTTAAAGCATATATCGAAAAATATTATCCTACATCAGCTCCTAGACGACTTCAATTAGAAACTGGCGATACACTAACAGTAACAGGTAATGTACATGCTACTGGAAATATTACATACAGCGGCGGATCGATTACTATTGGTGACGATAGTACTGACACTGCAAGTTTCTTAGCAGAATTTAAAAATGATTTAATACCAGATGATAGTGATAGATTTCACATTGGTAAAGACGATGATAGTACTGGGCCTAACAAGCGATTTAAAATTGCTGTCACGGAGTTAATTGCAGACAGCATAAAAGCAAATGGGCTAGTTTATCAAGGTATTGAATTAACAAAAAACGTTGGTATTATATATGTTAGTAGTAATAACGGTGCTGACACTAACACAGGCACAAACCCAGGTGGACCATTTGCATCGATTGCTAAAGCATTAACACTAGCAGGCGATGGTGATTTAATTTACATTTATCCGGGACAGTATCAAGAAGCATTTCCGTTAACAGTTGCAAAAGGCGTTACTATACAAGGTGACAGCATTAGAGGAGTTGAAATTTCTCCAACTTCTGCAACGCAAAGTAATGATGCATTTTTAGTTAACAGTGATGTTACGATTGAAAATTTAACAATTAAAGATTTTTATTATAACAGTGGCGCCAATACAGGTTACGGTTTTAGACTTGTTACTAATTTTACAACAACTATTTTTGAACAAGAGCCGGGAAGAAGCCCTTATATTAGAAACGTAACAGTTCTTACTAAAGGCACAACAACAAGTGCAAGCGACCCAAGAGGATTTGCAAGCGGCGATGCTGGTAAAGGAGCATTAGTTGACGGAGCAGTTGTTAATCAAAATAGTATATCAGCAAGTATGTTATTCCATAGTTGCACATTTATTACTCCTGGTGTAGATGCATTAACAATTACAAACGGTGTACGAGTTGAATGGCTCAACAGTTTTACTTACTTTGCTAACAGGGGCATTTATATATCACAGGGTTCGGGTAGAACAGCAAAAGACGGAACTACAGTCTATGGTGCTGAACTACGAACTATTGCAAGTGCTAACGTATACGGTAATAAAGGCATTGAAGCAGATGGTGCTAGTTGTTTAGCATACATGGTTAATCATAACTTTGCATATATTGGTGCAGGGAAAAGTGTTACTAATGATAATACATTGGCAATACAAGCAAACGAAGTAGTAGAATTAAATAGTGCAAAGGTTTACTTTACAGGACAAGATCATAAAGGTAACTTTAGAATCGGTGACAACTTCCATGTTGATTTAGAAAACGAAAGAACTAGCTTTGACATTGAAAGTATTTTTGCAAATAACTCACAAGTACAAATTAGAAACGGAAATGATGTTGTTACAATTAATCCTGGCACAGTAAACTTAGATAATATTGTAATTAACGGAAACATTTTACAAACAACTAGATCCGAAATAAACTTTAACAGCGCAGGAAACATTGTATTCCAAGGTAATGTATTTGCACCTAGTGTAGAATTATCAGGCAATTTAAGTGTAAGTGGCGCAGTTAGTGCCATTGGCGATAATAGCAATGATACTGTTGACTTCAATACTAACATTAGTCAAAACTTTGAACCAGGGTCAACTGAAGGATTGGTATTAGGTACAGCAACACATCGCTGGAAAGAACTTAATGCAACGACAGCAGTTATTAATAGCATTTCTATATCATCACAATTAATTTCAACAAACGAATCAAATGCAGACTTATATATTACTGCTTTAGGAACTGGTAAAGTTAGAGTAAGTAATATTGAACTTGAAGATAATAAAATTATTGGTAAGTTTAGTCCAAGCGGTGTGTTTGTTGTTAACGATTATGAACTATCAACACCTACAATTTTTAATGGCTATTCATCCTTTAAAACTCAATTACCTAGGTATACTACAGTATTTGGAATTCCGGTATTAGGAACTGCTACAGTATCTGACAACGCAATTAAGCATGCCGCAAATATGTTAGCAAGTTATCTTGATAATAACTTTGACGGTGTTGTCGAAAACACAGCACTACTTAATACGTTTGCAGATGGATTGTACGGTATTGTTGTGTATGCTAACTCAACAGAAAAAACATCATTAGCAAGTACATTTGGATCGTTTGCTATAAACAGAACGTTTGCTGTGTACGAAAGCGAAATGAATAATTTCTTAGGAGACGGAGCAAGCTCTAATAGAGACCTAGCTAGTGAAAAAATATTAAAGACCATGCTTATTCCAAGAATAAGCGGATTGTACTCAGCACTAAGCACAACTAGATCAAGTACGCTTACGACGGCGTTAGACACGGCTCGCGGCGGATATCAAGGTGGCGGACAAGCTGGTTATAACTATCCAGCATTTGCTTGGTATACTGACCCAACTGGACTAAGTTATAACGACTTAGTATACGAATATTTGTATTTGCTAACAGCGACTATGGCAGGAAGTTTAACTTGGAGATCGGCAACTATTGGATCTTTATGGGACCCCTACACTAGTGTATTATTAGATGACGCTGACCCAACAGGATTATCAATAGCAAACACTGCATCATACTACTTGCCTATTGCAAACAGTCCTTCAATTGATTATTGGACAAGTGTAACAAATAATCTAGGCGGAACAAAGCGCGATGTTAATTTTGCACCAACTGAAAATTTAAGTATAAGTGCAAATAAAGATTTAAGAATTCCAAAAGGTACTACAGCACAACGTCCGGCAATACAAGCAGGACTGAGATACAATAATACTTTTGACACATTTGAAGGACTCGAAGTTGCCGGCGCAATTAGTTTAGCAGGAATATACGATACAGATCGTAATACATACCTTGATCTTTCAAATAACCAATTTAACTTTACTACAAATAACGTAACAAATCATACACTAAACGGAACATTGCTGGAATCAAATGGATTTAGCAGTGGGGGTAAATTTAGTATTGACGGTGCTATTGTATCAGCAGATGATGCTAATGGTAATAGTATATTACGATCTAATGGCACAGGACATACTGTTATTAACACTCTTAAATTTAGAGATGGTGAGTTACTTAATAATACTAGTAGTAATTTTATAATTAATTTAACTAATCCTAGCGGTACATCTTTCTTAAAAATTGAGAATACGAGCGGTATGGTTGTACCACAAGGTAACACGGCCGCAAGACCTGGATCGCCCGAAGTTGGACACACACGTTACAATACACAAGTACAGTATGTTGAAACATGGAACGGAACTGCGTGGATTAATGCGGCTGGCGAAGTTGAAAGTATTGAATCTTCAGACGTTGAAGATTTAGCATACGTATTCAACCTTATACTAGATTAAATTTCAAAATCGTATAAATAATAGTAATGCAAAGAAGACCAACTATACTCTTTGCAGAGACAAACTGTGGTTAGCCAGCAAAGAGTGAAAGCTGTAAATTTAGGCTAGAGGGACAGGATCCCCGTATTAAGGAGAGAAGATGGCAATTGGTCGCATATCGGGTCCTCTCTTAAAGGAAAACCTCCTACGTAATGGGACGGATTTGGCCTTTGAGACAGACCTTTTATATTTAGATGTAACAAATCGTCGAATCGGTGTAAAAACCACTAGTCCTCAATACGCATTAGACATTGCAGGCACTGCAAGAGTTACCGACTTAGAAATTACAAATACTACATTCCAAGTAGGTAATGTAACAATCAACGGTGCTACTAGCACTATTTCAACTACTGCACAAGAATTTTCAATAGCTACTGCTGACAATACTATTGTTGGTAACAGAGTTATTGTAGGCGACTTAGAACTTAATAACAACTTTATTGAAAACACAAATACTAACAGTGATTTGTTTATTCGTGCAAACGGAACTGGTGAAATTAACATTATTGGTAACACTACTGTTAATGGTAATCTACATGCTACTGGAAATATTAGTGCAGACGGCAATATTACTATTGGTAGTGATGACACTGATAACATTTTTATTAATGCAGATATTGCTAGTGATATTATGCCAGACATTGACAACACGTACAATATTGGTACATCATCTAAGCGTTGGGCAACTGGTAACTTTGCTAACGTAACAACAAATACACTAACAACAAATGACCTAGACTTTGGTGCTATTGATTTAATTAGTACTCCGGGCAATTTGATATACGTTGCTACAAACGGTAGTGATTCTAGAACAGGAACGCACCCGCAAGATCCGGTTGCGACTATTGCAAAGGGTTTAGAACTTGCTGGCTTACACGATACAGTTTACATTTATCCAGGACAATATCAAGAAGCATTTCCATTAACCGTTCCACAAGGTGTTACAGTAAGAGGGCACAGTTTACGTGCAGTTGAGATTTCTCCAACAAGTGGAACACAAAGCAACGATGCATTTTTAATGCAAGGCGACTCAGCAGTTGAAGATGTTACACTTAAAGATTTTTATTATAATAGCGGAGCAAACACAGGACACGGTTTCCGTTTTGCTAACAACGTTAGAATTTATGAAAGATCACCATACATAAGAAACGTTAGTGTAATCACAAAAGGTACAACAACTAGTACTGATGATCCAAGAGGATTTGCAAGTGGTGACGCAGGTAAAGGTTGTTTCATTGATGGTGCAGTTGCACATTCAGATTCAAGAGAAGCCGCAATGCTTTTCCACAGCGTAACATTTATTACTCCAGGAGTTAGTGGACTTAAAGTTACTAATGGCGCAAGGGTAGAATGGTTAAATTGCTTTACATACTTTGCAGACAAGGGTATTGAAATACTTGAGGGTGCTAGTGGACTTAAAGGCGATGGAAAAACAAAAATTAAATATAGCGGATTTGCTGGAACAGCAGTAGCCGCAGGGCAGAATATTGTTCTTAAAGACGCAGGCGGCGCAACATTAGCAACAGCCGCAATTGAATCAATTGATACTAATACTGTAATTATTGATGGTAAAGCAACTGGATTTATTAAGCCATTAAGTAGAGCTAAGAAAACTGTTACAGCAGTTGGTAACGCTCAAGTTTCTACAGGAACTCCTATAAAGTTTGGAACAGGAATTGGATTATTTGACGGCACAGGCGATAGATTTTCACTAACTTCTGCAAGTGATTTTGGCTTTGGCACAGGTGACTTTAGTGTAGAAGGGGTAATTTATATCTCAGATGACACTGGTACAGAAATGATGTTTGACTTTAGAGCAGGCTCGGCTACTGACAATGCATTAAATTTTTACACAGTTGATAGAGTTCCAAAAATTAACATTGGTACTACTTCAATTATGGCTCCGGCTATTACACTTATTAATACTACTTTTTATCATATTATGATTTCGAGAGTTGGTACAACAATTAAGTTCTTTGTTGACGGAGTACAGCAAGCTACTGCATCAAATAATACTAATTTAGGAACAACTAAGCCATTAATTATTGGTTCGGACTACGCAGGCGTAAATGGTTTTGCAGGACGTATTGACGACTTCCGTGTTAGAAAAGGAGCAGGTCAAGCATCTGCATTTACTAATCCAACTAGTGCTTCAATAGTTGATCAATACACTGTATTAAAATTAGATTTTGACGAAGACAGTGGATCACAAGTACTTGTTGATAATGATACATTTATTCAAGACGTTGAGTTTAGCGGAGGCGGCACTGCTACTGCATTAACATTTATTGATCACTCAGACTTTGGTGGCGAAATTAGAAGTATTGCAAGTGCAAGTGTTTACGGTAATTACGGTATTCACGGAACAGGCAGTGGTTCGATTGTGTATGCTATTGGGATGAACTTAGCTTATATTGGCACAGGTAAAGACGTTACTAATGATGTAACTGAAGTTATCCAAGCAAACGAAGTTGTTGCTAACAGCGATGCAAATATATACTTTAGTACAGTTGACCACAAAGGTGACTTTAGAGTAGGCGATTTATTTAGAGTTAATCAAGAAACAGGCGAAGTAACATTTACTAACGCAGAATTCTTATTTAATAACAACCAAGGTATTACGTTTACTGACGGTACAAACACAACGATTATTGATGGCACAAAGGTTGAAGCTGGAAATATTAGAGTTAGCGGAAATACTATTAGTAGTACTAGCGGCGACATTAATATTAACAGTTCAACAGGCAACATTAATTTACAAGACAACGTTAATATTACTGGTAACTTAGATGTAACTGGCAATGTAACAGTTGGCGGAAATATTACACTCGGCGACGAAGATACTGACACAATTAATATCAACGCAAGAATTGACAGTGACATTGTTCCAAATGTTGACGATACATATAAGTTAGGAACAACATTACTTAATTGGTCAGAAATAAATGTTGGCAAGGTATTTGTCGATGATATTATTATTGACAACGATACTATTACTACAAATGCAAGCAATGGCGATATTAATGTTACACCAAACGGAGTTGGTCAAGTTATTATTGATCAACTACAACTTAGTGATAACATTATTGCTAACCTAAGTGGCGACATCATATTAGATCCAAGTAGTGAGTCTGTAACAATCGATGCTACAGGAGCATTAATACTTCCTAAGGGTACAACAGCACAGCGTCCTGGATCACCAATTACTGGTATGATTAGATATAACACTGATACTAGTGTTTTTGAAGCATATGACGGAAGCTGGATCCAGCTAGGCGGAGTATACGATGTTGATAGAGATACATACATTACACCCGAGTTAACACCGGGCGCCAACGATAATACACTAAGATTTTATGCAGGTGGTTCGCTTGTAGCTGATGTAACTACAGAACGATTTAACGTAGCAAGACTTGAAGTAGATGACATTGCTATACACGATAATGTTTTAGAAACAATTACTACTAACGAAGATTTAGTTTTACGTGCAAACGGCAGTGGTTTTGTAACAATTGAAAACTTTAGTTTTAACGGAAATGTGATAACTAATACTATAGACGGTGCTGTTACTACTTTAAAACAAGCAGGATCAGGATACTTTAAAGTTGAAGGAACAGGCGGATTTGTTATTCCTGTTGGTAACAACGCTAACAGGCATCCTAGTCCAGAACTTGGAATGATGCGGTATAACACAGTTGAAGACAGAGTAGAAATATACGATGTCGGCAATAACTGGGTTTCGGTTGCAGGTGCTACAGGTGCTGTTACATTTAATGATGCAGAGGAAATTGCAATAAAACTTGCATTACTATTATAGGGAAAAAAGATGGCAACGAATTTTAAAAATATCATAGGAAAAGAAGTAGGCACAAGCCGGGTAGCAGTTTATACAACTCCTGCCGCTACTAGTGCAACTGTTATCGGAATGAATATCGCTAATTTAACAAGTGGCATGGTAAGTGCTACCCTTGAAGTTGGTGACGAAGCAAGTTCGATTGGTGTACTAATTAAAGGGATGCCTATTCCTCCTAATACTGCAATGAAGCCGATTGGCAAGGGTGAGAAAATTGTTCTTGATGCAGGTAACGTATTATACGTTACGTCGGATACAACTGAATCACTTGATGTGATTCTTAGCTTAGTGGAGATTGTATAATGTCAGATAACTTTCTAGGTCAAAGCATACAAAACATGATTGACCAAACAGATGCAAGATATTTTTATGGATTGCGTAGAACAGACGATGGTGAATTGTATGTAGGTAAAGTTGATCAACTTACAAGTCATGATAGTATTGCAATTAACGCAGAAGGTGATCCAACAGATAACTATGAAGACTTTGATCAAGGTGAAAATTTCTTTGAAGGAAGAAATGTAAACCACGAGAGGCTTTATAAGAATTTAAATTATGAACAATTTAGATGGGATAACAGAAATATTAGTTACTATATTGACGATAGCGGAAATTTAGTAGCACGAATTAACGAAGATTACACATACCCAACGGGTGTATAAATACTTAGAAGGTTGAGAAAATGGCAGAATTTAAACTAAGCAGAATAAGATTTAATTGGAAAGGCGCATGGACAGGCGGCTCAGACTATATTGTTGATGATATGATCGAGTACGAAGGTTTTACATATGTTGCTTTACGAACACACACTGGCGCTACATTTTATAATGATCTTGCAGGTACTGATGTTACACCAGCATTACCAAAATGGAAAAAACAGTCAGAAGGTAAAGTTTGGAAAAATGGTTGGGCTACAAGCACGATATACGCAGTAGGTAATATTGTAAAATACGGTGCTAGTATTTACGAATGTACTGAGTCTCATACTTCTGCCGCAACATTTGCTTCAGGCACAGACGGACTAGTTGCTGACATCGGAAAATGGACACTAGTTGCTGTTTCGTCAGCGGACTGGAAGTACAACTGGACAGTTAGCACACTATACAGAACAAACGATTTAGTACGTTACAATGGTAAAGTTTACAAAGCTGTTAATCAGCACGTATCTGCCGCAACAACACTTTCAGGCTTAGAAGCTAACCAAGGAGATTGGGCAACACTATCAGATAGTGATACTTGGAGAGCAAACTGGTCAATTGGTGTACGTTATCGTATAAACGATATTGTAAAATACGGCGGCATTGTTTACCAATGTGTTCAAGGACACACTTCAGCTGATAACGCAACGCTAGGTTTAGAAGAAGATCAATCCAAGTGGACTATACAACTTGACGGCATTGAGTATGTTGCTATATCAACAACAGACGAAGATGGTGTTGTAACAATTTCATCAGAGTGGGTTTCATCTTACAGATATAAGAAAAATGATATCGTAAAGCGTGGCGGAAACTTGATGCAGTGTATACTAGGTCATACGTCATCAACAGGGGCAAACGGATTTAATACTGATTATGCGGCCAATAACTGGACAACATATCTTCCAGGTAGTGAATACGAAGGAGTATGGGCTGATAACGTTTACTATCAACCAGGCGATACTGTACTATACGGCGGATACATTTATAAAGCAGTTACATTTAACTTTGCATTAGCACCAAGTACATATACAACTGATTGGAATTTAACTTTTGAAGGTTATAAATTTAGGCAAGATTGGAACGCCGAAGATGGCGACAGTTCATTTATAAATTACAAAACAGGTGATATGGTTCGTCATTCAGGAAGTTTATATATTGCTATTCAAGATAGTACAAACTTACAACCTGATGCATGGCCTGCATATTGGGAACAAATTATAGATGGTCGTCAATACAGAAACTTCTGGGAAGACAATGTTGAATATTTTCCAGGAGATATTGTTACTTGGCAAGGGACTTCATATCTTGCACTAACATATCATAGATCAACAGAATCGGCTTCTAGACCCGATATGGACATTAACCAACCAGATCAAAATTACTGGAAAGTAATGATCCTTGGTACACTAACTAACAAGTTAGCAAGACGCGGTGACTTAAAAACATTTGAAGATCAAGACTCAACTGCAATAGACACACAACGTCTTGCAATTGGCTCAACTGGTCAAGCATTAAGAGTTACCGGAACTGTTCCGGCATGGGACTCACTTGATCTACAAGCAAAACTTTATTATGTATCAACTAATGGCATTGATGATGCAACACAAGGCGGTACATTAAACGCTCCGTTTAGAACAATTAGATTTACAATGGCGTACTTGTTAGCAGACCAGGCTCACAGAGTTGGCGCTGGTGCTACTGTAAAATGTATGTCAGGTGAGTTTGCTGAAATTCTTCCAATTAGTATTCCAAGTAAAGTTGCACTTGTTGGTGCTGAATTAAGAACAACAACGATTCGTCCAGCAGTTTCTACTGATGTTGTATTAGGTGAGAGAACTTACATCAACGGTGTTGTACAACCTCAATTAGTACTAAGTGTTGGGGATGATAACGTTAGATCAAATATGTTCTATGTTAGAAACGGAAGTGGACTTAGAAATTGTACACTTAAAGGACTTACTGGAGCACTAGTAGGACCAAACTCATACGGAACTAAGCGACCAACAGGCGGCGCATTTGTGTCACTTGATCCTGGTACAGGACCGGACGACACAAGTGTTTGGATTGCAGATGCTAATAAAATGCAATATACACCAACAGCAGGTACATACGCTCCGGCATCTGGTGTAATGACATTAACTATTCCTTCTGCAGAATATACACCTACAACAGGAACAACTTATGATCCAGCAAACGGGTTAATGACAATAGAATTTGGAACAGTACACGGATTACAGCCAAAAGAAGAAATTAGCTTTGATCCTAACAGTTTAACATTTACATGTGCAAAAGATGATTTTTTAACAACTCATACATATCCGAGAATAACAGATCCTGCATACGGTGAAAAACGTAAAATTATTGCAGTTACGCCTACAAGCATTGTAGTAAATGTTGGAGTTAATCCAGACGGAGTTTACGAACACAGGTTTGTTAGTGCTACTAACGACTCAATAAATTGGTCTCACAATATTACACCAGGACAATCAGTAAGTATAGATGCAAATAGTTTAGCATGGACCTGTGCTAGTGATGGTAATGCAACACAACTGTTACACCCAAGATCAACAGATCCATATTACAATAAGAAAATTGTAATTACTGGTACTTCTAGTACAACTATTACAATGAATGTCGGTATTAGTTCAGAATTATCTGCACACACATTTGTAAGTGCAACAGCAGGCGCCGTAAATATGGAGAGAATCCAGGGTGGTAAATCAACATACGTACAAGGTGTTACTACAATTGGTGATAACTGTGTTGGTATGAAAATTGACGGAGCACTACATAACGGCGGTAATAGATCAATCGTTGCTAACGACTTTACACAAGTACTAAGTGACGGTATTGGATATTGGGCAACAAACTTAGGACGTTCAGAGCTAGTATCTGTGTTTACATATTATGCACACATTGGTTACCTAGCAGAAAACGGTGGTATTTTACGTGCTACTAACGGTAACAACTCATACGGCACGTTTGGTAGTGTTGCTGAAGGATTTGATTCAACTGAAACTGCACAAACAGCTACAGTAAACAACCAAAGCGGCGAAGCTACTATAGATGAAGTGTTTACTACTGGATCACAAATTCTTGCAGTAGCATATAAAAACACAGGACAAACATATACACAAGCAACGTTATCAACTACACAAGCATCAGGTGTTGACTTTGATGCAAGATATGATGAATTTAGATACGGAGCAGTATCTAGAATTGATTTAGCACTACCTGATGATAGTACTAACGTTGGTGGTAGAGGATTTAAATCCTTTGGTAACACTGGACAAGGTGGTGGTTTATCAACTCTTGTATTTGCGGCTTCTGAAGTTAGAACAAGAGCACAGTTGCTCGGCATGAGAATTAACATTACAGAAGGACTTGGAGCAGGACAATATGGATGGATACAGAATTATAATCCATCTACGTTTACTGCAACAGTTTATAAAGAATCTACAAATACTCCTGGATGGGACAATATTGTTAATGGTAAATTAAATGAAACTGCGCTTGACGGCACAACTACATATACATATGAACCAAGAATAACTATTAGTTCACCTACATTTGCAAAGACTAACAATAGTGTACAAACTGGTGCACAGGACCTCGGTTACAGTGACGGACTAGCAAAGTGGTATTATGCACCAACAGGAACAAATGACTGGTATACATCATCAGATGGTGCTGTTTGGGCTGACTTAGAATCTCCATATAGTTTAAGCTATACAGGCTTTGCTAAAACTGGTCCAATTATGGTAGGCGTTGCTGACGGTACTGACAAATTAGTTTACACCAATGACGGTATTAACTTTGATTACTCAACATTGCCAGCTAGTACAACTTGGAAGCATGTTGAAATTGGTGGGCCAAACGGTGATACAATTATTGCTCTAGCAACAGGTAATGCAAATGCATATGTTGCAACACTTACCACAGACGGCGATTCAACTGTTGTACCTTCAACTTGGAATACACGAGCAACCGGCGGCAGTAATACTACTTGGGTAGGATTAGCATACGGTGCAGGCAAATGGATTGCATTAGCACAAAACGGAACTACAGTAATTTCCGTTGACAATGGAGCAACTTGGACAACTGGAGCGGCAAATTCACCAGTAGCACCAGAAGTATACAGTGACTTAGCGTTTGGTAGTAACTGTTGGGTTGCAACAATGAATCAGTCAGATAGAATTATATATAGTGATACAGGAACAGCATGGTCAGACTCAGGACTAGTAGGTGACTCAGGTAGAGAAAATTGGAAAATTGGTTACACTCAAGGGTTGTTTATGGTAGTAAGTAATACAGGAACTACACTAAGTTCAGACAACGGTTATGGTTGGACAATTAGAGAAGTTACTGGAAACTTAACAACAATCGCAGGCGGAATTAGAAATAATTTACCAGCATTTGTTGGAATGTCATCAGCTGGTTCAGTAGGTAATATTATTACAGGTGGAGCTACAGCATACGCTCGTGTTGAGGTAGTAAACGGAAAACTTAACTTGTTTAAGATTTATAATCCAGGAAGTGGATACATTACTGCTCCGACAATATCAGTTGAAGATCCAGAAGAATATGGCGAGCCGTACTTTACTGTTGATATTAACAACGGCGTATTACCTCAACCTACATTTTATAATAGAGGTACAGGTTATCAAAGTGCGATTGTATTAATTACTGGTAACGGTTTTGGTGAAGAATTACAAATTGGTAACACAATGAGAATTAGTGGTATTACTACAGTTCCAGGACCAGGAGCAAACGTAAGATTTGCAGGCAACGCTACAATTTACAGATTAGTTAAAGTGAATTCACAATCAGGTGTAACACCTAACATTGAATTAACATTCCAAATTAGTCCAGTACTTGGTAGAACAACAGCACCAGTACACAGCACAGGTGTTACAATACGTGAACGCTACAGTCAATGTCGTTTAACAGGTCATGATTTCTTAGACATTGGTACAGGTAACTTTGCAGACACTAACTATCCTAATCTATATGTTGACGGACAGACATCGGCAAATGACACTGTACAAGCTAACGAAGTACAAGAATCAAATGGCGGACGAGTATTTTACACAAGTAGTGACCAAGATGGTAACTACAGAGTTGGTGAATTGTTTAGAGTTTCACAAGCACAAGGTGGTGTTACACTAAATGCAGACTTCTTTAACTTAGAAGGATTAGACGAACTAAGACTTGGTGGTATTAGAGTTGGTGGTACGCAAGCTGTTATTAGAGAATTTACTACAGATAATACATTTGTTGCTAATTCAGATAATATTATTCCAACACAAAAGGCTTTAACAAGCTACATCGAAAATAGATTTACAGGTGGTGGATCCAACCTGTTTACAAACAAACTTACAGCAGGACAAGTTGTCTTAGAAGATAACGTAATGTCAAACACAGCAGGTTCAAATAATGCTCTTGCAATGACTGATATTAATGTAGGAATGACTATTAACGGACCACTAGGTGGCGGTTTACAAGCACTAGGTATGTTTATGGCGGCAAGAACAGAACGCGATGACTTTAACGGATAATGATAAATATGTATAATATCAAGAACGGAGCAAACAATGGCAGAATTTAAGCTAGGTAGAATTAGATTTATATGGAAAGATACGTGGACTACTACAGCCGCATATCTAAAAGATGACGTCATCAGATATGGTGGACGTACTTATGTGTGTATTAAAGGACACACAGCAGATGCTAATTTCTACACAGATGCGGCACACTGGAACTTATTTAGTGACGGTACAAAATGGCAGAGTGATTGGTCAGGTGCAACTTTTTACAAAATCAATGATATTGTAAGATATGGTGGTATTATATATATTTGTAATAGCGGCCACACAGCGCAAGCAACACTAGAAGCTGATCAATCAAAATGGGATCAGTTTGCTACATCGATTGACTGGAAAGATAATTGGGTAGCTACTACTGTTTACAAAGCAAATGACTTGGTCAAATACGGCGGTAATATTTACCTTTGTAATACTGGTCATACAGCGGCGGCAAGTAATGCTCTTGGTCTTGAAGCTGACATTTTAAAATGGGACCTATTCTCCGAAGGTCAAGACTGGAAACAAAACTGGGCAATTAGCACACGTTATAAAATTAACGATATTATTAAATATGGTGGCACACTTTATGTTTGTAATACTGGGCACACGTCTAATGCGGCTTTAGCAAGTGGACTTGAAGCTGATCAAAGTAAGTGGGACTACTTAAACAAAGGGTTTGATTATAAAGGTGAATGGACAAACCAAACACGTTATAAAGTAAACGATGTTGTAATGTTCGGCGCTACACTTTATATTGCTACGGCCCATCACACATCAGTTGTTACTAATGATAATTCACAATTAGGTACACTACAAGCAGATATTGCAAATTGGGAAATCTTTGTTCCGGGTATGGAATTTGAAAACTCTTGGAACCCTTATGAAAGATATCAACCAGGTGACTTTGTAACTTATGGTGGTAACCAGTATGTTGCTAATGATAACGTTTATGGTGAAAATCCTGCAAGTAGTGCTAAGTACGACTTAGTTACATCAGGATTTAATATAAGAGGTGAATGGGGAGATGACTCATCTAACCAAGACTATAGAATTGGCGATGTTGTAAGACTAGGTGGTTATACATATGTTGCTATTGCAGATAACGCGGCACAGCGTCCCCCAAACTCTACATATTGGGCAAGACTAAACCAAGGTATTGAATGGAAAAATGCTTGGGGAACTTCTACACTATACGATGCAGGTGATGCAGTACGTGAAGGATTAATTAGTTATGTTTGTATACTAGCACACACATCAGCAAGTGGCAACAAGCCATCAGCAGATACAGATGGTACTTATTGGAATACACTAGCAAGTGGTGCAGAAGAAAGTGCATTAACTACAGAAGGTGATATACTTTACCAATCAGGATCAGGACCTTCAAGACTTCCAATTGGAACTGAAGGACAAGTATTAAGTGTTAGTGCAGGCGGATTACCAGAATGGAAAGATTTTGGATCAACTCCGGATGTATACTATGTTGCTAATAACGGAGCAAATAATGCTTATCCAATAAACGGTGGAACATTAGACCGTCCTTGGAAATCAATTCGTTACGCATGTGAAGAAATTGAAAAAGGTCCAAAGAAGCCTAGTTCAGTATCATTACTAGAAGAAAATAGAATGTTTATTGCACTTGAAACTGCTAAGTGGGCAAAGAGACAAATTGTTACACAAGTAAGTCCATTCTTTATTGGATTTGCTTTTTCTGAAGCAAAGTTTCAAAGACTAGCTGGCTTTGTAATTGACGCAATAATCTTAGATATGAAAAAAGGCGGAAACGTTAACATACGTAGAGTTGCGCAAACATTCAAAGATAACCAAACTCCAGACTGGTTTGCAACAGGCGCAGAAACACAAAACGTTGCGGCACTTGTTTTTGTACTAGATTTAGCAGAAGATGTTATTAACAGTGCTACTCCTCCAGCAGACTACCAAGACTTAGACAGTGTTGCGTCAGGTGATAGGACTTTCCAAATTAAAGATGCTACTAGAGCTCCAGAAACAGACTCTTTAACAGAACTAACAGCGGCTATAGCTATTGCTAAATCTGCAATCTCATTAGGTGCAGGATATACACTTCCTAAAGAACATATACCTCACAAAGTTGTATTTGTAAAAACAGGAACGTATACAGAAGTACTACCGATTAGAGTTCCAGAAAGAGTTGCTATTGTTGGTGACGAATTGCGTTCAACACGAGTTGAGCCAGCAGGATCAGTTACGGCGGCAGGTGATGCAACATACAGTTTAGCTGGTGTATTGCACATGAAATCAATACTTGATGATATCAGTGAAGGTACTGCTATTACAAGACAAACTGGTAATACACTAACACAGAACGTTACTAAGCCGCATGGTACAAGTGCAACAAGCACCATACTTACAGACTTAGCTCAAGAATTGTATGACCAAATTGATTACCAAATTAATGGTGCATCAGGTGATTCTAGTGCTCCGGCATTTAGAGGCAATAATGGCATAGTAGACGATCAAGACAAGTATGCAACTGTAAGAAAACTATTGCTTAACAAAGACTTTATTGCACGTGACGTAACAAAATATATTACAGTAGAATACCCTTCATACTCATTTAGTGTAACAGCATGTGAAGCAGATGTCAAGCATTATATTGATGCATTTATTCTTGATCTAGTACACAGTGTCCAAGAAGGTTCTAACTACTTTACATTAATGGCAGGACTGTACTATGGTAATAGTGTAAATGGTTCTACATTAGAAAATATGTACTTACTAAGAGACGGTACTGGTATTAGAAACCAAACATTGGGCGGACTAAATGGTACACTAGGTAGTGCAAATGCATATGGAACTAAGCGTCCAACAGCAGGCGCATATGCATCACTTGATCCAGGTTGGGGTCCAGATGATGATAGAGTTTGGATTACTGCACGTTCTCCATACGTACAAGGTGTTACTAACTTTGGTACAGGTTGTGTAGGAATTAAAGTTGATGGATCTATCCACAACGGTGGTAACGATAGTATTGTTGCTAACGACTTTACACAAGTACTAAGTGACGGTATTGGTGCATGGGTTACTAACTTAGGAAGAGCAGAACTTGTTTCGGTATTCTCTTACTACGCACACATTGGTTACCTAGCAGAAAATGGTGGCAAAGTACGTGCTACTAACGGTAACTGTTCGTACGGTGACAGAGGCGCAGTATCAGAATTTATTGACGTTACTGAAGTTCCTATTACAGGTGGTGTACAAAACAGAAAACTTGAAGCACAAATTGGACGTGGTCTTACTGACGGTAGTAAAGTTATTAACTTAGAATACACTAATGCAGGTAATAACTATTCATCAGGTACATACACAATTAGTGGTGACGGTTATGGCGCAGTAGTAAACGCGGCTGTTGTAAGAAACGGTGGTGTATTTGAAGTTAGACTACGCAATCCAGAAGACGGATCATCATATAACGCCTCAGATACTAACAACGATGGATTGTTTAATGACATTGACTCAGTTGGTGGACGTGGATATAGTTCAAGTGCTAACACAGCACAGGCAGGTAATGCAACTAGTATTACAATATCAAACACTGAGACAGCAAACAATACAAAATACGTTGGTATGAGAATTGTTATTACAGCAGGTACAGGTGCAGGACAGTATGGATTTATTAGTGCATACAATTCGGGTACTAAAGTTGCTAGTATTGCTAAAGAATCAGATAACAGTGCAGGGTGGCAGACATGGCATCCGGATAACGCAGTTGCTTCAACACTAGATGCTACAACAGCATATAGCATTGAGCCAAGAGTTCAAGTTGTTGAGATTGCTGGTGGTAGTGGTAGTGGTGCATTTGTAAGAGCAGAAGTATCAACAGGCAGAATTACACAGTTTTATATCGTTAAGCCAGGATCAGGCTATAACTTAACTAGTCCTCCAACACTAACAATTACTGACCCAAGCGAAACTACTGAAGTTCCGTGGCAGGTTAGAGTTGGTAACGGTGTACTAGATCAGCCAACGTGGACTGCAAGAGGTACTGACTTTGAAACAGCTAGTGCAACAGTCGACGGTGACGGTTATGCAGACATTTATCAATCAGCACAGTATGTTAATGCTTATGGATTAACAGATCAGCCAGTTGAAGGATCCAACATACAATTTGATAATGATGACAGATTCTTTAAAATTGTGTTTGTTAGAGAAGTAGTAGGTAGTGCTGGAAACTACAGTGCTAACTTACAAATATCTCCAGATACAGGGATTGAAACAGCACCTGAGCATGGAACAAACATTACTATTAGAAGAAGATTTAGTCAATGTCGTTTAACTGGACACGATTTCTTAGACATTGGTACAGGTAACTTAGCAAATACTAATTATCCTGGTACACCAACAGTTGCTAATGACCCGAAAGACGAAGTTACAGAATCAGGTGGAGGACGAGTGTTCTACACAAGTACTGACCAAGATGGTAACTTTAGAGTTGGTGGCTTGTTCAACGTTGAGCAGTCAACAGGCTCTGCGAGCTTAAATACAAGTGCATTTAGTTTGGCAGGTCTACAAGAGTTGTCACTGGGTGCAGTAGGCTTAGGACAAGGCGGCGCTGTTATTAATGAATTTAGTACTGATGGAACATTTAGTGCTAACTCAGATAATGTAGTTCCAACACAGAGAGCAATTATTACTTACATCAACTCACAAATTGGTGGAGGCAGTAGTTCTCTAAACGTTAACGCAGTTACAGCAGGTAAAATAAACATTACGGGTAATACAATTAGTACAACCGATAATAGTCCAATTACTGTAACTACGGGAATGAACTTTAATGGCGGTGTAAGTGGAAGTCCAGTTGCATTTGCTTACTTTTTAACAAGTAAATCATAATGGCTAAATACTAACATAGGAGCATAGAAAAATGGCATCAGGAATATTAGGATCAGGCGATCTAACAGCAAACACAAACACTACCGTTTACACGGTACCAGCTGATACGTATAGTGTTATCTCAGTGAACTTCTGTAATAGAAGTTCGAGTACGGCAAACTGTAGGTTATCAATTGGAACTGGAGACACTCCAGGAGCATCTGATTATCTAGAGTATGATATATCAGTAGGACCAAACGGTGTACTAGAACGTACAGGCATTGTACTTGATACATCTAAGAAAGTTGTAGTAAGAGCAAGCGTGGCATCTGTAACAGCGATGGTTATGGGTATAGAAACAGCCGTGCCAACGGCGTAATTTAGGATAGGAAAAAACAATGGGTAGAAGAATTTCAGTAGGTTCACCAGGTTTAACTGTCCCTTTTGGAACTACAGCACAAAGAGTTACAGATGCTGGCAATGGCGCAATCCGCTTTAATACTGAGTTAAATAACTTAGAATTATATAACGGTACTGCTTGGCTTCCAGTAGGGGTATTAAATGGTGTAACAGTTACAACAACATTTACGGCGCAGTCAGGACAACAACTGTTCTGTGACACTAACGGCGGCGGCTTTACTGTCACGTTACCAGGGTCACCGGCAGTGGGGGACATTATTAGATTCTTTGATCTAAGAAAAACGTTTGATTCTAATAACTTAACATTAGGACGCAACGGCAGACTTATTCAAGGCGATGCCGCAAATCTTACAATTAATACAGAAGGCGCGGCATTTGATATCGTGTATTCGGGTAATAGTTATGGATGGCGAATCTTCACTGTATAAGAACTGTGCAAGAAATATTTAAAGGAACTATTAATGGCTACATATAGCAGTTATAAAAAAATTACATCAGCAGGTATACCAGATGGGTCCATTACTAGAGACAAACTTGCACCTGGTGCAGGAGCGTGTCGTAAAACTCAATGGGTATATAATGCACGTGGCATGCAATGTCATATGTGTGCAAGAACCAGTGGCTGTTGTGAACAAGCGAATGGTAAATGTTGCTATTGGTGTGTTCCTGACAATGTTTATAAAGTAACATTTGAAATTTGGAGTGGTGGTGGTGGTGGCCCAGGTCATACATGCTGTAACTGTTGTTCGTTCGCCATTGGCGGCGCAGGCGGCAATTTCGCTACTAAAACAATTAATACTAACCCAGGGTGTCAATATAGTGTATGCGCTGGTGGTTCATGGCCGTGTGGTAAGTCACATACTTGTAGTGCAGGTATGGGATGTAAATCATATATTAATGGACACAATCTAAGTAACTTCTGCGCTACTGGTGCATGTGGTGGTTGGATGTGTAATGGCGATGCTTGGGGACAAAGACATGCCACAAGCGATTGTGCAAACTGTAATATATGCGGCATATTTGGAGCTGACTTTGGAATGATGGGCGGCATGGGCATGAAAGCTGGTACAACAACATGTAGATGTCACGGACAAACTAGTTTCTCAGGAGTTGCGGCAGGTATTGGAACAATGGGTGGAACAGCTACTAACGAAGCTTGGTGCGCATGTGGGTGCCACATTAATTGGCCATCAGGCGGTGGTCAACCAGGAACATCTAGTTATTGTGGAAACTGGGCAAAATGTTGTGCTGGTGGATCAGGTCAAGGCGGATCAGGTTTAGTGAAGATTACATTTGTATAAGGTAAGGAAATAATAATGGCAACATACGCAAGTTATAAGACACTAACAGCAGATAATTTCGACAGTAACAGTATTACTGCCGAAAAACTAGGTGCTAGTGCCGGAAATAAGTACAGCACACAGTGGGTATATAATGCACGTGGCATGGCATGTCATGCGTGTGCTGACGCAGGTGATTGTTGTGAACAAGCAAACGGCAAATGTTGTTATTGGTGCGTTCCGGCAGGAGCATCAAAAGTAATTTTTGAAATTTGGAGCGGTGGCGGTTCAGGATCAGGTGCGACATGTTGTAACAACTGTATGCACACAGCAGGCGGCGCAGGCGGAAACTATGCTGTTAAATCAATTAGTACGTGCCCGGGATGCCAATATAGTGTGTGTGCCGGCGGAACATGGCCGTGTTCAAAGGTACATACATGTGGTCCAGGTATGGGTTGTAAGAGTTATATTAATGGACATAACCTAAGTAACTTCTGTACTACAGGTGCATGTGGTGGTTGGATGTGTAATGGCGATGCGCACGGACCAAGACATACACAATCATGTGCAAACTGTTTAATTTGCGGCATATTTGGAGCAGACTTTGGAATTATGGGATCAACTGGCGTCAAAGGTGGTCAAGGACAATGCCAATGTAAATCAGCAGACTGGCAACAATCAGGAGCGGCACCCTTTGTAGCTAAACGTACAGCAGGCTCAAACGCAGAAGCGTGGTGCAACTGTGCATGTTATGTTAACTGGCCAGCAGGTGGTGGACAATCAGCACAGAGTTCATATTGTGGAAACTGGGCAAAATGTTGTGCGGCTGGAAATATGGGTGGATCAGGAATGGTCAAAATAACATTCGCTTAAAAGGAAAGAGAACAAATGGCAACATATGCAAGTTATAAAAAAGTAGCAACAGACAGTATTGTAAATGGTACAGTAACTAGTGATGATATTGCACACGGAAATGGCAATAACCTAGGAGTACAATGGATCTACAATGCACGTGGCATGCAATGTCATCAGTGTGCTAGACAATCAGGTTGTTGTGAACAAGCAAATGGTAAATGTTGTTATTGGTGTGTACCAGATGGTGCAAGTACAGTAACATTTGAAGTTTGGAGTGGCGGTGGCGGTGGCCCAGGTCATACATGCTGTAACTGTTGTTCGTTTACTATTGGTGGTGCTGGTGGAAACTACGGTTCAAAGACAATTAATACAAGTCCAGGATGCCAATACAGTGTATGCGCCGGTGGTTCATGGCCATGTGGTAAGTCACACACTTGTGGTGCAGGTATGGGTTGTAAAAGTTATGTAAACGGATATAACTTATCGAATTTTTGTACAGTAGGCGGCTGTGGTGGTTGGATGTGTAATGGAGACGCATGGGGTCCAAGGCACACTCATTTTAGCTGTGAAAACTGTAATATATGTGGAATTTTTGGCGCTGATTTTGGTGCAATGGGATCAACAGGATGGATTCACGGACACGGTAACTGTCACTGTAACTATCCATTTTCGGGTTCAGGTTCACCGCCAAAGATCGGAAAAATGTCAACTAGTGCTACTAACGAAGCATGGTGTAACTGTGGATGCCATATTGAATGGCCATCAGGTGGCGGCATGCCAGGCGTTAGTTCATATTGTGGAAACTGGGCAAAATGTTGTGCAGGTGGATCAGGCCAGGGTGGTTCGGGTGTTGTTCGAATAACCTTTATGTAAATGATAAATAGTTTTAGGAGCTGAATAAAATGAGAATAATTAGTCAAGATTTTACTTACCCAATATGGGATGAGTGGAGAACAAATAGTTTTACGCAAGGGCGTACTGGCACCTTTACATATGATGGTCCAGAATTTTTAACTTTTGAAGTACAAAATGATCCATCGACAGATGACTATGGAAAAGAATCAGGATGGTGCCTGTGGCGCAAGAATGATTTAGAAAGACCTGCTGGCGCTGATATCATGAGAGTAACAGTTGATTGCAAAGCCAATCCGTTACTATGCGAAATTGGTAACGACACCGGCAAAGAATCAGGTGTCCAAATGCGGCGCGAAAGAGAATGGGAAGTTCTTTGGGACGCACCAGACGGATATCAAGACGTTGAATACACATCTAATATAGAACCAAGAGATGTCTATGACGAATGGAACATTACATGGGACTTTACAACTAATGAATTTGTATTAGGAGTTCATGATTGGGCGGCAACAGGCGCAAACATGAATCTTACATGGGAAGAAGTTAGAGATGTAAGAGACGACGAATTACACGCTACTGATGCGAAAGTTGGTCAAACAGATGCACCAGATTCGATACAACAAGTTTGGTTAGATTACAGACAGAGATTACGTGATCATCCAGCAGTTATGACTGCACGTGGATACGAACCGTGGCAAGCAGTTATGATGTTTCCAGTAGTACCAAAGGATATGAGAGACCCAAGTCCATCAAGTGATCCAGCAGATCCTTACAGAGATGGCGCATTTGCTGTTGATGTTGCAGTTGCAGGTCAAAAAGCCGCTGGTAAGAAATAGTTCTTTTTAAATAAAATTATAATCCCTGTATATTAGTTTATGCAGGGATTTTTTTTGAACCACGTTTACTGTCAGCAATCTATTCTCCCAATAAATATTTCTATACACAGGAGAGAACCTTGACACGCAAAAAAGCATATTTTATAAACGGTGGCGCCGGCAGAGTAGTTGCATCTATTCCTGCATTTGAAAAGTTATACGAAACAGACAAAGATTTTATTATTGTTTGTGAAGGAGGAATGGATTTTTATAAAGGACATCCTGTATTACACGAACTAGCATACGACAATTGGCATAAAAACTTGTTTAAAGATTACATTAAAGACAGGGATTGCTTCTCACCAGAACCATATAGAGTTTGGGAATACTATAATCAAAAATGTAGTTTAGCACAGGCATTTGATATTGCAATTAATAACGAAGGCCTTAGAGAGTTAACAGACCCAACAATACATATGAACAAGCAAGAAATGGTGCAAGGCTTTAAAGTCATTGAAGAAATTAAAGCAATGACTAAAAAAGACAAAGTTGTAGTATTCCAACCATTTGGTAGAACCGCAGAGAACATGGGAGACTTTGTAATTGATAGCACTTCTAGAAGTTTCCACCTCAACGATGTAATTCGTATTTGTAAAGACTTACGTGATGATTATGCTGTTGTTGTAATGAGCGAATTTCCAATTACAATCGAAGAAACTCCGACAGTGCCGATTGCAATTCCACAAATTAGTGATGTAAGAGTTTGGTCTAGCATTATTCAAATTGCAGATCATTTTATTGGGTGCGATAGTTTAGGACAACATATGGCAAAAGCACTCGGTACTACGTGTACAAGTGTTATTGGCAGTACTTACCCTATTAATATTTCATATCCTGATAGTCCAGACTTTGACATTGTTGATTTAGGTGAGGGTAGACGCAAGTTTAGTCCTATTAGACTTACAATGGAAGATGCAGTTGAACGATTTAACGATGAAGTAATGGAATTAAACGATGAAAGTTTTAAGAAGATTATTACAAGTGTTCGCAAACGTTTAGGCAAGCCAAGATCATATACTGGTAACTATGTTGCACAGCAACAAGAAGGTGAAGTTTGTCCTACACACGGAGTTGTCCATTCAAATGGTGTAACACACGGCTCTCAATCAGCACAAATTTTAGGCAGGACCGGAAAATAAATGTCAGATCCGGGACAATTCTTAAATAGTTCATATACAGAACCGCTTGAGCTACCTAAAGCAGTATTGCCTAATCAAATTGAAACTTGGATTATAGATGATATTTACTATCCTAAGTGGAAAAAGTTTTTAGCTTTATTTAAAGACGAAAATGAAGGACACAAAAATACAGGATTCAGTGGTGGCGTCCAATTTTATAAGCCTAATATGGATTATCCAACTGATATTGATCCTAGACTAGAATTTCAAAGTTTTATAAAATTTCAATTACAACAATTACCGATTAATGTTGGGCAGTTTAAGAAAGCATGGGGTGTAAGATATCCAACGGGTGCATACAGTTTACTACATGATCATATACTAGGAAAGCAATTAACAGCTATATTGTTTTTAGATGATTGTGACGCAGATATTAATCTTCCATATGCTGGAAATTTATTTACATTACAGCCTACAGAAGATAATACTATTCAATACCGTACACATCCTACACAAGCAGGTAAAATGGTAATTATGGACGGTAGGGTATTTCATGGAACATATCCTACACTTAATGAAAGAAAAGTATTTGTAGTTGATTTTAATTATAATCCAACACCTACTTTTGACTAATAATCGAACTAATAAAATTAAAACATAACAAAGGAAGATAAAACTATGACGCAGTGGATTGGAGCAATTACAAGAGGACATAACGGCGGCGCTGTTCTTCTTAAAGACGGAGAGATTGTGTTTGCAATCGAAGAAGAACGACTAACACGTAAAAAATATGACGGTGGGCCGCTAGCCGCAATGATTAAATTTTTAGACTACACTGATAAACTTGATTATTTGGTAGTTGCACACACGCAACCATTAGCAGATTCAAGTAGAATTGATTTTAGTGGTGGAGACATGTATACTGGTCTAGCACGTAAGTTAGGATTAATTGATCGTTCAGACAGCGCATACTCGCAAGATGGAAAATACGAACATAGACAAGTAGTTGATCTATCTAGTGTACATCATAAGTTACATGCGGCTTGTGCATTTTATAGATCAGGTATGGAAACAGCAACAGCAGTAGTTGTTGATGGTGCTGGAACATTTATACCTATGAATATCAATACTGGTATTTTTAACGATGAATTTATGACATGGGAAACTGAAAGTATTTTTAATTGTGCATATCCCGATGCATTTAAAACATTGTATAAACATCAAGGCGGAAATGGCCCGTTCCCAAGTACATGTATTCCGTATATTCCGTCAGATAGAGAAGGTGAAGAAGGATATCACGAACTAGTACTTGACGATACAGCAGGTATTGTAAAAGCATATGAAGCAGTAACACAATATTGTGGCTTCCAACCAATTGAAGCAGGAAAAACTATGGGACTTGCTCCATATGGCAAACCTAATAGTAATATTCCAACAATATATACAGATGGCAATGGTGGCAAGTGGAGAACAAGTGATAGAAATGTTGTTGTTCCAACATATCCTAATGCGGCTGTTATTAATGAAGGGAAATATGATTATCTTGACACATCAGAAGACGTAATTAATAGTAAAGTTGATTTAACTACACTAGAAAACCGTCGAGACTTAGCATATGCTGTACAAACAGAATCACAACAAGAAGTTTTAAGTCTTATTATGAAAGCAGTTGAAATGAGTGGCAACAAAAATGTTGTACTAAGTGGTGGCTATGCACTAAACTGTGTTGCTAACTATTGGTATCTTGATAAGCTACAAAAAGAAGGTATTACTTTGTATGTAGAGCCAGTTAGTAACGATGCAGGCACTGCAATCGGTGCGGCAATGATGATGTACCATCAAACAACTAAAGATACTAAAGTACGTCCGTTAGCAGAAACAATCTACGAAGGATTTGAATATCATTATAGCGCAGAAGAAATTAAAGAAGTTGCTGACAAATACGGAGCAACAGTTGTAGAAGCAGATAATAAAAAAGTTGTTGATCTAATTCGTAATAAAAACATTGTAACAATGTTTCAAGGAAAAAGTGAAAACGGCCCACGTGCATTAGGTAACAGAAGTATTATGTATGATCCAACTGACCCGAACGGTAAAGATCATGTTAATAGTGTTAAGCGTAGAGAATATTTCCGTCCATTTGCAGGAACTATCCTTGCTGAACATGCAAGTGAGTGGTTTGATATGCGAGGACTGGAAGAAAGTCCGCATATGATGTATGCAATGGATTGCCAAGAAGGTAAACAAGATTTAATTCCTAGTATTATACATGTTGATGGAACATGTCGCATACAAACTGTAACAAGAAAACAAAATAAGCACTATTATGATATTATTACTGAATTTTATGCGCAAACCAATGTGCCAATTATCTTTAATACTAGTTTTAACTTAGGTGGTGAGCCGTTAGTAGAAACACTAGATGATGCAATTCGTACACTTTACAATAGTGAAATGGAATACTGCTATTTGCCAGAATATAGTGTAATGATCGAAATGAAGAACTAGTGACACATCAATCTATATATTCTGTACCGGTATATAAAGCAAAGTTAGCCAACCATGTAGATATACAAGCGGATTTTACTGAAGTACTCAAAGGCGATGAGTACTTTAGTGAAGTTCCAACATGGAATAGTAACGTAGATACAACTTTCGGTAATAGAGATGCTGATAGCTTACCTTGGCAACAGTTTATTAAGTCGGCTATTGCAGGTCTTAATGAGTACTTGGAAATTTACGAACTAGATCTTCCAAGAGATTACAGGATTGAATGTTGGCTCAATAGATACACCAATGGGCAATTCCAAGAAGTTCACAATCATGCTGGAGAATCTATTATTAGTTGTGCATATATGATGCACACGCCTACTAATAGCGGAAACTTTACATTTTACAAAAATGCATATGATTATTTCCATCAATCAGACTTACCAAAGTTAACTACACAGCCTTTTAAGTTTAACAATAGAATAACACCCCCACTAGACGAAGGTGACATTATATATTTTCCAAGCACATTAGAACATTATGTTTCGCCTAACAATAGCACAGAAGTAAGAGCAACAATTAGTGCTAATTTTATTATTAAGGAACGTATAAATGAATAAAAATACAATTAACGAAGTAGAAACATTTGATATTAACCGAGACTTTGATGCAAGGCTATGGAGATTTGGACAACATAAAGTTCCAGTATTAGTAGTTGATAATTTTTATAAGAATCCAGATATGGTGCGACAACTTGCATTAGATATTCCAGCATCAACTAATAAACGTATTAGAGGAGGCAATCCTGCCGAGAGAGTAAATGCATTTTATGAGTTAAGCGGTATGGCTTGGGCATTTGATCAATTGAGTAGAACATATTTTCCAGAGATTATGGAACATAAACCACAAGAATACATGCAAAATAGTTTTATGAATGCAACCTTTATGGTTAATGTTATGCAGTCAGATAAGTTGCCGCCACTTGTGCCGCATCAAGATAATCCTTCAGGAACAAATCTTGCTAGTACAATTTACTTAAACAATGCTAACGAGTGTAACGGCGGCACTAGCTTTTACGAGTTTGGAGGCGAAACATGCTTTACTGACCGAGTACAACTAATAAACGGAGATATCGGAATGGATGTTACTGGTACTACTAAAGTAACAAAATACATAACTGATAGTTCACATGATTGGAAAATGATTGGAATGGTTCCAATGCAGTATAATAGAATGGTATTGTACAATCAATCCTTGCTACACTCGGCATATGTAAAGCCAAGCATGTTTACAGATAAAAATTATAGAATTAATCAACAATTCTTTATATAGGAGAAAAATAAATGAAAGATAATTTTGACGGACTTGAAGAATACTCGAATGTTTTTCCGATTGATTGGTGTAAGCAAATAATTAAACGCTTTGAAGAAATGTCTGCCAGTCAATTAACAAACCTTGAAAGCAGTACAAAGAATCAAGACGAAAGAATTATTATGGATTGGGCAAATCATAATTCAAGATACCATGCAGACGATGACTTGTGTCGTTATTTCTATGCTACTCTTAATAAAGTGTACACAGAAAAGTATCGTACTAAGTATGAAAGTTTAGGTAACGTTTTACAGCATTCTCCTAAAGGAATGAGTATACAAAAGACTATGCCGCACCAAGGTTATCATGCTTGGCATTGTGAAAGCGCATCACTAAGTTCGTGTTCGCGGGTACTTGCTTACACAGTTTACTTAAATGCTGTAGAAGAAGGCGGCGAAACAGAATTCCTATACCAAGGAGTTAAAGTTAAGCCCGAACCAGGCAAGCTAAGTATTTTCCCTACAGCATTTACCCATCCACATCGCGGCAATCCTATTTACAAAGGAAGTAAGTACATTGTAACGGGATGGTATACATTAGATGAATGACATGAAAATAGCAGTAGTAGGCGGCGGTACAGCAGGATTTGTATCAGCATTAATTCTAAAAACCACTTATCCAAACTATCAAGTAGACATTATCCGATCAGAAAAAATTGGAACTATTGGAGTTGGTGAAGGGACAACAGAACATTGGTCAGTATTTATGGATCATGTTGGCATACAGACTGCACAACTTATTAATGAATGTGATGCAACATTCAAAACAGGAATTATGTTTGAAGATTGGGGAGATAAACCATATCTTCAAAGTGTACATTCTCCTTTTGTGTTTGAACATTTAGGATTACCTGCCGCATTTGCAAAACTTATTGGTGAACAATGCAATCCAAGAGACATGACGGGTGATTATCTTTGGAATAACAATGTACCATTTAATAAATTTATAGATGAGCGTCCAAACGATACTGGAGTTAGTCAATATCACTTTAATACACAAAAATTAAATAATTTTTTAACTAAGTTTGCAATTGAAAAAGGATGTAATGTATTTGATGATGAAATAGTAGATGTAGCAGTCAACACCCAAGGTATAGATTACATTACAAGTAAAACTAAAACATATAATTATGATTTTTATATTGATTGTACAGGATTTTCTAGACTATTAATTGGAAAGCTGGGAGCAACTTGGAATAGTTATAGTGATCATTTGCTAATGAAGGAAGCTATTGTATTTCCTACTCCCCAAGAAGAAGAAACTCCGTTATGGACTCTAGCTAAAGCAATGGATGCTGGTTGGATGTTTCGTATACCGGTACAAGGGCGTAAAGGAAACGGGTATATTTTTGACAGTAACTTTATTACAGCAGAACAGGCACAAATAGAAGTTGAAAAATATTTAGGACATAGTATTGACGTAGCAAAACATATTAAATTTGACCCAGGTGCAGTTGATCGTCCTTGGATTAAAAATGTTTGTGCTATTGGCCTTAGTGCTAGTTTTGTAGAACCTTTAGAAGCAAGTAGTATTGGTACTAGTATCAATCAAGCATTCTTATTAGCTCGTCGTATGATTAATTATAATGAACAAAGTATTAATCGATATAACATAGAAGTTAATGCTATAATGGAAAATGTTAGAGACTTTATTGCATTGCACTATGTTAGCAATAGGCGTGATACGCCGTTTTGGAACAAAGTAGCAAGTACTCCATTGCCACATACACTACAAGAAAATTTAAAAATGTGGAAGACGCGATTGCCCATTGCTGATGATTTTACATCATATACAAAGAAAGTGTTGTTTAACGAATATAATGTTGCACTAGTAATGCATGGATTAGATTTGTTTGATACTGATAGCATTTTAACACAATATAATATGTTGCCCGATGAAGTACTAATGCAAATTGATGAGATTTGTAAGCACAAAATAAATTTTGATCGATCAAAAACAATCCCACATAAGTTAATGCTAGAGTTATTAAGGCATCTAGTATGAGGGTATTTGCATTTGGATGCAGTCTAACACAGTATTTTTATCCCACTTGGGCAGATGTATTAATACATCATTACGTAGAAGAAGGTGCCACTGTTGGAGAGAACTGGGGACGTAGTGGTGCAGGTAATCAATACATATCAACCCGACTATGGGAAGCAAACACTGAACACAAATTTAATAAAGACGATATCATCTTACTACAGTGGTCTAGTTTTTTCCGCGAAGACAGATATCATATGGGCCGAGGTTGGTGGACACCAGGTAACTTTAACGCTAATAATACTGATGAAGCATTTATTGTAAACAATTATCGTTATGAAAATTCTTGGGACTATGCAGATCCTATATGGGCAACAATGAGAGACTGTGCATTAATAAGCAGTACACACAAAGCATTAGAAAATATTGGATGTAATGTTATATCTACTGGCTTTAGAGAGCCAACAGAGGGCTGGAACGAACTTAGTAAAGAATTTAATACTAAAAACAAATATTTAGAATTAGAAGATTGTAGAGCAATACTAGAAAAATACAAAGATGATATTAAAACTACTTGTCCACCAATACTTAATGCACTAGGCTTTGGAGTCGACGACGAGTTTTTTAAAACAAGACCAACAAGTGTGCCTAGTAAAAATCCAGAACATTTACATATGAGTCAGCCCGAAGTGCATCCACTCACACACGAAGCCGCAAATTTTATACAAGAACACGTTTGCAAATTAAATAATAAAACTTTAGAGTTTGTTGAAACATGGAAGCAAACATTAACAGCCACTGATGATATTTTACTTTTTGAACTAGATTGGTTTAATAAAGAACAAGTAGGCTGGTCAGATGATAGATGGAGACCGTAACATGAGTACACCGGTAATTGGATTAGACAGAGATGGTACTATTAATGTAGATATTGGAACATATGTAACTCGCCCTGAGCAGTTTACACCAATTGAAGGTAGTTTAGAAGCTGTAAAAATGATTAGAGATAAGGGGTATGACGTTGTTATCCTTACTAATCAAGGTGGGATCAGTAAAGGAATAATGGACGAAGTTGATGTTGACCTAGTACATAATCATATGCTTAAATTATTAGGCGACATTGGATGCAAGAGCATTAATGGCCTTTATTATTCAACCACTAGTCTTAAAGACGATATTTACGCAAAGCCTAATGTAGGAATGTTTAAACGTGCGGCCGCAGAAGTAGGATGTGATTGGAAAAACGGTTTGTATGTTGGAGATAAAATTAGTGACCTTAAGGCCGCAGTAAAAGCAAAAGCAAGACCTGTGTTACTACGTACAGGATACGGAGCAGAAACTGTTAAGAAGTTAAATACGTTTGCAAACAAAGATCTTAAAAAGCAGACTGAAATTTTTGATAATTTATATCAATTTGCCCATAGTTTAGTAGATATATCATAAAAATCTGTACTGTTGCATATCTTTATAAAACGATAAATACAATATGGAGCATGAACTATGAATAAACTTCTAACAGGCCTATTTACAAAAGGCTCAAACCAAACAATTCATCTGCCGGACAGATCTAGCTTTAGTTATAAAGGTAATTGGATCGGCTGTCACTACAACACGATTATGGATCAATGGCATGTTGGCGAATTCAGTAGTGTAACGTATCAAATCACAGTTGAATTTGATTCAAACGAAAAAGAAATTATGCAACTTTCAGTAGTTGCAAGACCTGATAGAGCAGTAGCAAGTGTATTTGGAAGATCAAGTATTAACCAAGAACTAATTGCATTATCGGTTACTGTAGACGAAAGCATTTGCAAGATACACGTTAATCCGTCAAGTAGTATATACTCTGGCGCTAAATTAATATATCATGCAACGTATGCAAAAACAATACATCAATTGACTCCGCCTGCTATTATTGCAGACGTGTCTAGTGTCGAGGAAGGCTCTGGAATAAATACTTTTGATGCAACAAGTACGTATTTTGATAATACGAACATAACATTTGATAAGGTGTAAGAATGGCAAAATCAATTTTAAATTTAGGAACAGCCGCAAACGACGGTACTGGTGATAGTCTTAGAGCAGGTGCTACTAAGATCAATACTAATACAGACGAACTATATAGTTCGTTAGGCGACGGTACAAACTTAAAGGACTTAGTGAACTCAAGTTTAGAACTTGATATTCCAAACGACGATAACAAAATTAACAAAGTATCATTTCATGCGTCAACGTTAAACCAAATGAACGCAATTAGTACAAGCACATATCATGGTGCAATGCTACATGTACACGAAGGCGGAACAGTTTATGTTGCACACTCAAGTGCATGGCGTAAAATGCTATTAGACGCTAGTGGCGGCGCAATTCCAAACTACACTGATCCACTGTCAGCAGTTGCATACACGGGAACTATTAATAGTTTAACTGATGTTGATACAACTTCACAAGCACCGCAAGCAGGTAACGTTCTTAAATGGGACGGAGGCAAATGGGCACCTGGGGTTGACGTATCATCAGGTGGCGCGGCAGTTGATGCTGGCACCCTTGATGGCTTTGATAGCTCGTACTTTACAAACTATAATAACCTAAATAACAAGCCGACCATTCCAACAACGCTTGTTAGTTTAAGTATTACTGATGGGTCGAGTGGACAAGTATTATCTGCAAACGGCAACGGTACATTTACATTTATTACACCAGCCGCAACTGGCATTCAGAACTTATTCGAAACAGTTGCAGGCGATACTGGAACAACAACTGCAAATGCCGCAACTGACACATTAACACTAGCAGGCGGCACAAACATTACAACTAGTATTGTTGGTGATACGCTTACTATTAACTATGCAGGTGATGCACTAAGTGGTGAAGCAAACCAAAATGCATTTAGTAATGTTCAAGCAGACTCAGGTCTTGCAGAAGCAGACAGTGCAACTGACACACTAACTATTGCCGGTGGTACAAATATTACTACAGCAATAACGGGTGATACAATTACTATTAACGGAACTTCTCCAACACTTGCAACACTTAGTGGTGTTGATGTTACTGGAGTTACAACTGGTAATGTACTTGTATATAACGGAAGTTCTTGGGTAGACAGTGAACATACTATTGACCAAATAGCATATCCTGCAATTACAACATTAACTGTGACAGCAGATTCAAACAATGGATATAAATTTGATCAGTATGGTGCAACAGAAGATCCAACACTCTTTGCATTGGCAGGGGCAACTATTGCATTTAAGATTACAACAGCAAATCACCCATTCCAAATTCAGAATAGTGGTGGATCGGTATACAGTACTGGATTAGTACACGTTGCGTTAGACGGCACAGAAACAACTGGTTCATCGGCACAAGGTAAAACATCTGGTACATTGTATTGGAAAATTCCTTCAAATATCTCAGGAAACTATGGATATGTATGTACATCACATGCATCAATGGCAGGAACTATTACAATCAAATCGATAAGCGCAATTTAATAAGGGAATACAATGGCAACAGTAATTAACGATAAATTCCAAGCACAAAATGGATTTGAAAGTCCTTTCTTTACAGTCGACACAGCTGGTAAACTAACTACTCCTGTTATCGATGTTCAAAGCATTTTGCTCAACGGAACACCGTTTGTTGCTTATGTTCCTCCAGCAGATGATGCAGGTGACGATACGGGAACACAAGTATCAAATAGTTTTGATAGCCTTGCTGTAACCGGTGGTGTTTTTAAAGTTAACTACTTGTCTGACACTGCATTATCAGTAGTTAACGGCAGAGTAATTATTAAAAGTGTTGGAGCACTTCCGGGTAGCATAGACAATGTAGAAATTGGATATAATACTCCTTCACAAATAAGAGTACACACAATTGATATGGCAACGAATCCAGACAGCTCAGCATCATCAATCAATATGAATGGTGCAAGCTTCGTCGGAGACGTAAATATCAGTAACAATGTATTGTTGGTTAATCAACCTACACTGGGTACACACGCAACTAGTAAAAGTTATGTAGACGCAACGGCCACAGCCCTTGCAGTAGCATTTGGAGCATAAAGAGAATGGCTAAGAAAAAGATTTATAATTACAAGTTTTATCCAGGTATTGGAGTAAACGACAACACGTATCCGAATGCATGGGCATTGTTAGATGCAAACATAGCATTTATTAAAGCGGAGGT